GCACGCTCATCGCCCAGCAATCCAGCCAGGTTGTTGGCGTGGATTACAAAGTGACGATCCGTTGCCGGTACGTTTTTCGCATCCAGCGCCTTCTTGGCCGCGATGATCTTTCCCATGTTCAGGTTTGATGCGGTAGCCGAGCCACTGGTGACCACGGTCTTAGCGACAGTAGAGCCAGCAGATGCAGCATTGAGGGCATCAATTATGATCTGGTCCTCACGGCGGCCAATGGCGTTACCCACGACCTGTGCCAGCTCCTGACGCTCGTCAAAGTTGACTTTGGCCTGATTGAACACGTCCGAATATTCAGCGGCCACAAAATCAGTAAGCGTACAGCTTACCTGAGAAAATGCAGCGTTGATCGGCACGACATCGGTAGCAGGGGTGCGCTCAGACGCCTGACCCTTACCGACCTTCGGGAACTTGACGGTATCACCGACAACCCCGGTGCGCGTCCGCGCAGCTCCGCGAAGCACGGCAGCGGCTTGGTAAGCCTGATGCACCTCTGCTTCAAAAAGCTGAACAAACGCTGGAGAGAGATTTGTTGACATGACTGTCACTCCATTGATTGAACACACAAGATTTTCGCCTTGCGGGTTGTCGGGAGTGATCCCGGCCCTGGCTTACGCGAACGTCGCGCACGGTCTATTCCTAGACGCCAGACCGGCCCTTTCGGGTTATCAGTCAATTATTCTATGACACACAACCTGGAGGTTGTAAATACTCCTGCCGCTACATTTGGTGTTTGCACACAAAAATGGTGGAGGGGGCGGGAAAACTACAGGGAAAAACCCACCCCCTCCAAAGTGGCCCTGACGGGCTAGGAGGAATTAGTTTCCGGCGGCGTAGCGTCTCTCGAAAAGAGTTTCGACGTTGGCGCGATACCAGGTCGGATCGCTGGCGCGGGGGTCTTTCATAAGCTCCTGGACCTTGGCATCAAAGTCTTCTTTGCTCTCACCAGCCTCGGCCACGTCATTGACCGGCATCTTGGCCAAGTCACCTGTCATGGCGCGGACCTTCTGCATCAGTATCTGACCCGTGGCAGTGCCACCCCAGACATTCAGCTCCTGGCGCATCTCTTCTGAAATGATGCCCCGACGCAGCAAGCCATCGGCCCAGCCGATATTTGACTTGATGATAGCCTCAGCTTGCGGACCTAATGCTTCCATTTCGTTCTGAACATTGGTCTGCATTTCAACGCCGGCCTCACCAGCAATGCTGGTTATAGTTTCTGCCAGCTCGGAGAACGCCGCCTGGTTGATGCCGTATTTCTGCGCCCATTCGCGGTAGCTACTGACGACCGGGTCATCAGCTTCATAGCCGGCCTCGGTCAGCGCGGTCATATCATACTCGCCATTCTCTGGCGCTTTGTGTTCGCCGTGATGAAACTTTTGCTCCAGCTCCTTCTGGCTTTTGGCCATGCCTTCTAGGTCAGGGCCGTCCTTTTCATCCCAGTGCTTACTGGGGAACCATTCGGGACGTTCATAGATGATGTCCTCATCATCATCACCGGCGGCTTCTTGCTCCGCGCCTTCAAGGTGCGGCATCGCTTCGGGTTCTTGGTTGGCCTCTTCTTCGAGCGTCACGCTGGCCATCAAACCGTCAGGAGCCGGGCTTTCAACCGGTTGTTCCTGGGGCTGCTGGTTCTCATCTTGGCTCATTTGCTCTCTTTATCCTCTGTTCGATTTCACGGTAGATGCTGTTTTGTCCTTCACGCGCATAGCCAAATGATGGCTCCGCGCCCGGCACCCAGGCCGGCTGGTCTACGGTGATGGCTTTCAGATGGGCCAGCACTTTCTTGCCGGCCTCGGTATCGAAGGTGCGTTTGAACACGATGTCCAGATCGCGCTGAAGGTTTACATCATGGATGACAATCGGCGCATCGTCAGTCTCTAGGCCATCCCATCCGGGCGCATTGATAGACCTGATCTTGTCGGCTTGGTTCATTCAGCTACTTCCTGCATGGGCAGCTCGACGCCTTGCGCCTGGGCTGCGGCCTGGGCGGCCTGCATCATCTGTTGTTGGATTGCTTGACGTTCCTGCGGTGTGGTGCGGAGCTGGGCCGGGATGCCGAGCTGGTCAGCCACATAATCACCGATAGCGTCCATCTTAATCAGCGTCTGGCCCATTGGTCCGAGCTGTTGGGCGATCTGCATGAACTGCAAGACCTCGTTGATCTTCTCGGCATTATTCGCCATTGCCAGTGGGCTGATCGGCACTACGGTCACTTGCAGGCCGTTTACCTTCAGCGGCAGATCGATCATGCCCATCTCGTCCATCAGCTCTAGGGTCCGGCGCACGATGGGGAACATGGTTTCACTTATGAGTCTGCCAAAGGCACTGCCCAGGTTCTGTGATAGCTCAGACAGCTTTGCGTTAATTTCCGTAGCCGACCGGGCGCTCATGTTCTCCGGTGCCAGGCTTTCATCCAGCAGCGTTTTCTTGATGTTGGTGCGAAGATCGTTGCTCACGATCTGCGAGAGGTTGGCATCGCCGGAACGGGGCAGGGGAGCTAGTGACGGGCCACGCGGCCCACCATTCGAGCTGACGCCAATGACAGCGCCCGGCACAATGCTGATCGTCTGCGGGTTCAGGACGCCGTCATCGACCGCCGTGAACACACCGCCGATAGATATGCTGGCATTTTTTAGAGTTAATTCAACGACTTTATTCAATGTCTTAATGTCAGGTAGAGCATAGAGAACCGGCCCCCGGCCATACCGTTCATTTGACGCTTTCATGTAGCGGCTGATCACCCAGGGAAAGCTCTTGAGCTGGCGGTGTAGGATTCGATCATCGCCCTCATGGGTGACGATACAGTAATGGATCACGCCATCGATGGTGTAGGTGGCCTCAAGCAGCTCGACGTTCTCGGTCGGGTCTTCTTCATATTTTTTGACTAGGCTATCCGGGATGTTGGCATCCGGGAACTCTAGCTGGATCAGCCGAAACGGGCGCTTGAACCGGCGGTAGACGGTATCGACCGAGCCGTTTGGCCCTTCCTCGAAGGTGATGTGATAGGACGGGATCGCGGTGTAGCGGATCGGGGTGACATCATCACCCGGCTGTATCAGCATCACTGCCGTGCCGACCGCCAGGTCTAGCAGGAACTCGCCCATCGCCAGGTCAAAGCCTGACTGGTTCATGATGCCGAACATACGGTCAGAATAGAAATCCAGCGCCTGCTGGGCCTGGACCTTTTCGTTAGCGGGGATTTCGTTGCCCGGCTCTAGCCGGCACCAGGACCGCTGCGGAGGGAACAGACTGGACTGGATACGGTTCGCGAACCGGGCAGTGCTATGAATCGCGGTGCTGTCGAAGACGCGCTTCATCTTGTTTTGGCCAGGGACATCGCCCTCGTAGTAGCCGTCATAGAGGTTCCGCATGGGCAGCGCATATTCATACGCTTCCTCATAAATGCTGCGCCATTGCTCTTTGTGCGTCTGAGCCTTCTTGTAGCGGCGCTTGATCTCTTTGACTTCTAGCATTAGTCGCCGACCTTTTTCTGGGCTTGCTTGTGAGCCTCAGTGAATGTTTTGCCCTGCTTCATAAGGCTGGTCATCAGCCGCATATGGCGCGGCGTATGGTGCTTTGAATGCTTTTTCATCGTGGTCTTCTGCCGTTTGGTCAGCTCTGCCATGTCACGCCTGCTTGTTCCGATTGCAAAAATTTCGGGCGGCTTCTACTGAACCAAAGCCCCAGGCTTTGAGAGCCAGAGCCTTACGGGTGGGCCGGCCTTTATCGTCTTTCATCGGGCCGTCCATCCCCGCAAACCTACAGGCAAATGAAACTCTTCGCGGCGAGGTGCCAGATGACAGGGGGCGCTTGAGGTTGGAGCCTTCAGTGCGCTTGAAATGCTTGCGCCCAGCTTCATTCAGGCCACCGCTGGGGTTCTGGTGGCGTTTAGCTACCATATCCCTTAGCCGTCGCTTTCTTCTTGCCAAACTTCTCCTTGGCCGCCTTGCGAAGAGCTGTCGTCTTGCTGTTCATCTTGCTGGCCATCGGTCTCTTCTTCCCGTAGTGTCCCGGCATTTTTCGGCTCCGTAAATTTTGGGTTGCGGATAAAGCGGCGCATCAGCCCCTCGGATTGCGGCCAGCGCCTAAAACATTTTTGAGAACATCACGGCTGGTATCGCCGGCGACTACGCCGGGGGCCATCAGGTTAGCTCGGCGCGTCCGTCCGGTTCCTC